ATTGTCCTTACTTCTACGATATTTTTACAAGAGGTGTAGAGTAACCTCTGTATTTAGTCTTACACTACTGTTTTTATTTGACAGGTCTTGTCAGTAGGCATCAAGACCGATTACAAAATGAAGGTCAAGTTTAACCCCCAGACCTATCTATAGGGTCAATTTAATTATAACAGATATTTATAAAGTGCAAGTTATCCTTCAACTAATCCTGTAACTTGTCCTGTTTGAGTTTTTGCTGCACCTAGTTCGAATGAAGATTTTGCTGCTTGTTGTGCTGCAATTTTTTGTACTAATTGTATATCTTCTGTTTCACCTAATCGTGAACCAATAATTTGTTCTTCTGTAAGTTGCCTACTTTGTGATGCTGCAGCACTCATAAGTCCTGGTGCAACTGCTGCTGTAGTTTGAAATACCTCTTTAGCTTGTGTTTGTGTTAATCCCTGTCTAGCTAAACTTTGTGCAAATGCTACATTAACCATACCCATACCTGCTACTTCTGCTTCAGCAAGTATTTGACTTGCTCTAATGTTTCCTTCTAATATATTTTTACCAACTCTTGGTGACACAAACATAGCAAATATTGCTTCATCAGGAAAATCTATACCAAAATTTTCTAAATAAGCTGCTTTTACTTCTGGTATGTTATTAACAATTCCTTCATAACCCATTTCTAGTCTTGTACCAAACTCATCAGGAGAAACATTACCTGATATAGCATCAACTATATCTTCTGCAAATTCTGTTGGATTTAAATTGTAATCTCTAAGATAGCTATTCATAGTATCTACTGCAGACAAATATTCTACTTCTGTCATTCTAAGTACTCCAGTTGCAGTATCTCTAATACCTGGATATACAACTTCCATCAAAGGATTGGCTCTCATATCAGTTAATGCTTGGTCCATATCTTGTGATACTGTGTATGCTTCTAGTAATACATCTACTAATCGTGCATCTAAGTATGGGTATCTTCTAACCATTTCTTCTTTTGTAGTTCTAGCTGCTTTAGGTGCAGCTACATCTTCTGTTTCAGTATCTTGCACTCTAAATTGATTTGCTTGTCTTGATTCCTGGTCAGTTTGTGCTTCTTCTCTTGTATTTGTATAACTTGCTGAAGCTATTAAATAATCAGCAAATTCTCTTGCTGTAGAAAAATTAGTACCATCTGGTTTTTTTTGTGTTCTTGCATAAGCATCATCAAAAGTTTCACCTTGTAATGTGTCGTATCTATAAATTGTTACTTGTGCCATTATTACCTCTTATAAATTGTTGATGCGTTAAATACACCAGATACATCTGATTGCAATCTATCTGCTGCTGCACCAAGTATTTCTTCTTGTACAAATGGTGTGTCTATGTATTTTTTATACATAGCTGATTCAAAATCTTCGTAATTACCTTCAAACTTTTGTGCTTGTCTAGCAACATCCATAAGTTGTGTAGGTGTCAATGTTGTTTGTCCAAGTATCTTTGTTGTTAAACTTTCAAAACTACCTGCCCAGTTAGTATATTTACTACCTTTTGCCCATGGATATAAAGCATCTGCTGCTTTTTGTAAATCTTCTTTTATTATTGTTTCATTATATTCAGTACCAAATTCTGTATCTAATCTAAGTTTTGCTGCAATCTCTTCAAATTTACCACTTGACTTGTAACCATCTAGCAACAATGGTCCTCCATACTCTAATATAAGTTGTTCTGCTGCAGAGTAACCAGTTCTAGTTTCATTTATTTTTCCTATATATTTTTGAAAATCTTTATGTATTACAGAATCTCCACCCATTAATTTTCTTCTTGCTGAATCACCTAAATTTTTAATAATCTCATTAGCTTCTGATTTAGTTATTTGTCCTGTTGTAACAGCAGTATTTAAATCTACTATTAAATTAGTTACTTCTTCTCCTGATAGTCCTTTATATCCTGCTTCTAATTTATAATACGATAAATTATCATTAATAATTTTTTCTGCTTCTTCTTCGTTTTGAAATGAAAACTCTGCCCACGCTCTTGCTTCATCTGATGGATGTGATTTATACCAGGATGTGTTTTGTAATAGTTCTGATGGTACTACATCTAATCCTAAAATTGCACTTAAACCAAAAGCATACATCATATCTAAATCTGTGTAATGGTCACCATAATGCCTAGCGTTGTATTCTAATTTATCTTGTGTGATTGCTAACATTTTATCTATGCTTGTTGCATCACCTTTCATTTCTGCAAGTGTCATTACTTCACTCATGCCTAATTCGTATTCCATAAATACAAACTCACCATTTGCTTCTTCTAATTCATCAATAGTTTCATAAGTATTATTTACAACATAATTAGCTTTTAGCATAGAAGGTTCATCAACCCTAATATAAATTGGCATATTATCACCTTGACTTGTAGGCATATATATTACACCATACAAAACACCTGCTACTTGTATTAGTTCTTCTGGTTCTATAAACTCATCAACAAAATTATCTGCCATTAATATTCTATACCTTCATACGCATTAGCTATTTTAATATAATCATCAACTGTAGCTAAATATTCTTCGTTACCATTGTACAACAATTCTTCACTATTTTTCCATAATGGATAACTTGTTATTTGATTTAATTGTTTACTTAAAGATTTTTTATAATTTTCTGTGCCATAATCTAAATTTGATTGTTGAAAATGTGTGTATATAGAATCAAACTGGTCATTATATTGTGGGTCATAGTTATTAACACGATTAAATACATCTTCATTAAGTTCAGCATAATTAGCTATTTCCATAACTAAATCACGATTTTGTAAACGCTGTTGTTGAATAGTATTAAATGCTTGACCTGCAGCACTAGCTAATTGTTTTTCTACCCATCCAGACATTGAATGGTCTTGTTGCCATTCTAAACCTTTCCAAGCATTTTTACCTGTGCTAACCCAAAACCTTTTCCACGCACCATCACCTGGATTGTCATCTCTTAATTCTTTCATTAGCTTTTGTGTATCGCTAAACAAATCACCTTCTTTTATAAGACCTGTTGCAAGTGATATTAATTCTGTTACAGCATATACTGTTGCTAAACCTGCACCTATTGTACTTGCTGCTGCTGCACCACCTAAAGCTGCTATTGCTGTTTTTCCACCTATCTTAGATACACCTTTAGCTATTACACTTGATGCAGGTTTGATAGATTTCATAACTATCTTATCTGCTATATCAAACTTCTCTAATATTCTAAAAGCACCACCAACAGGTTTTAATACTGATTTAAAAGCAGCACCTGATAATCTTCCAACTCTTGCTATATCAGTAGGAAGAACTGGTTTGTGTCTTAATAAACCATTTTCATATACATTGTTTTTAGTTGTGTCATCTGTTCTTACAAAAGTAAAAGCATCATCTATAAAACCAGGAAACTTATCTTGTCTTGGATACCATTTTCTATTTGAATTTATAAATGGTGTATTGCCATTATGGCTTTTAGATTGTCCATACATGTTATCCATATACATTCTAAAATTTTCGTTGTAATCAAAATTATCTGTAATGCCTACACCTATTTCTGGTGTTGTAGCTGTACCATTGTTCATACTAGAATTACTTGTCATTATTTCTGTAACAAATGGATTATATGTATGAGTTGCGTTTGCATCACTACTTACATATTGAAATCCATTCTTCTTCATTACTTCATTTACTTCTAATGCTGTTTCAGTATCTCCATAAACAGCTAAATTACTACCATTAAATGTTATTTCTGATACTTTATAATTTCCTACAACATCATCTCCCATTGTTGAAAAACTATACTGACCTGTATTTGTATCTAGTTCTGGAAATAATAAATAATTTCTTCTTAAAAACTCTAGTTCATCTTGTGATAATTCATCAAAGTTATCTAAATTATAATTCTTTTTAATTGTTTCAAGTAAAACATTTTCTAACTGGTCAGCATCTAAATCGCTGCTAATATTTTTCATTTGCATAAATGTCAAATCGTGATTTAATTTACCAGTTATTTTTATAGTGCTACCAGTATCATCTGTTAAGGTAAATACAACATTGTCAAGAGTTACTCCACTAATGTTATCTTGTTTCAATCCAAACGCTTCTAACTCCATACCAAAATTAGTTACAAATTTTGTAATATCTTCTCCTTTAATAGAATCATGTGTTACAGATATCCTATAGAAATTAGGATTGTTTGTTATAGGAGTTAATTTTTGTCCTGAATCTAATAGTGCATCTTCTGCATCATTAAAAACATCAAATATACCGAATCTAAAATTGTAAGTAAATCCTAATATTGATTCTACATTTCGGTTTCTTAATAAAGATGAATTTGTTTGACCCAATGTTTTTGTGTACATAGCTGCATCTGGGTCTGTGTCTATAGATTCTACTAATCCCATAGCATAAGCTATTCTTCCTGGAATTATTGATTTTGTTGGATATTGAGTATCACCAACATTTAATATACCTTCTGAAAGTGGAAGAAAAGCATCTCCAGTTACGATTTTTTTATCATCAGTAACATCATGTATTTCCATCAAAGATTTAATAATTGCTGAATCTTTTATAGCATAATGGTTTGATATATTACCCATCTGTCTTACAGGACTTCCCATTAAGGTATTACTATCATTAGGTAAATTATCTACCATATGATGTATTCTTATCTCACCAGTTTCATCATCATAACTATATGCTATTTGTGTGTAAGTTCTAAATATCTTATTATTTGTTCCACCCATACCATCTGCAATTCCAATATCAAATTCCAACATATGTATGTTATTTTTTTCTAATACTTTATTAGATACTGGTGCTACATCAAAATGCGTTACTCTCATTTTAGGTTTATCTAACACTCTTTCCATTGTGCTAGTTCCCTCTATAATGTTTGCTATTTCTTGCATATCACCATATATTGCACCTGCAGGTATTATTCTGTTTGCTAATAATAAATTCTTTTTAAATATATCTTTTACTTCTTCTGCAACAAAAGGTATTACTGTTGTTCCATCAAATCTCTCTAAAAATTTAAATGAGTACAATCTATATTCTGGATTATTTTGTATTAGATTTGCTAAACTTGATTTAGTTTCATCAATATTTTTTCCATAATAATGTGATGGTCCTTGTGCTAATCCAGTCACTAACAATTCATAATCAGAGTTTTGCGATAAATCAAAAAAATTTGTTACAGCATCTACAGTAAATGCAGAATCTCTAATAGCATTTTCACCTTCTGGTACATAACCAATTCCTAATCTAGCTTCTGTATCTGAATCTTCTAGTATCTCTATTAATGGAACACGACTATCTCCTCTTTGTCTTGGTCTTAAACCTGCAGCTCTAGTTAATGCTCTACCACGACCTGCACTTTCATCCAAAGTTATTTCAATATCTTCAAGACTTTTAACTAAATTATCCATAGCATTACTCCAGGATTCTTTAGTTTCTGCTAACAACAATGCTGATATGTCTGCATCATTAGGTATATCATCTATAGATATACTATTAGCTTTTAATTTTTCAATTAAAGTAAAAAATTTATTTTGAACACCATGAGGTAGGTTAGTAAATACTGCTGTATCTAATGTTTCAAATAACTTTAATGCAACTTTAGGAGATTTCTTTACCATATCAGATAACTTAAATACTGTTGCAGGACCTGTAGTTAATCCATCCTCTGCCATTCCTATAGGAGGTGGTGCTTGTAATGGTGTTACATACTTATCTATCATTAATAACCTAGATTTGTTATCAAATCCATATTTCATAACATCTCTGATTTCTTTTCTTAATTCTTCTGTATATTCAACATTTCCTATTTTTCCACCAAAATATATATCAGGAGTAAAGTTTTTATTTCCACTTGTCATATAAACAATGTTCCACATCTCATCTGGTGACATATTGTTTGTATTTAAAAATGTAAATCCTTCATCATTTACTAAAGGTATTGCAATTATTCTTTGTCCATTGTCAATAAATTCTCCATCAAAGATTACTCTGATTAAATTTGTTAATAATATATCTTCACTACCTAAACTTCTCATAGTTAAACTTAGTTTTTTAAAAAAATCTGTATATATAGTAGGTTTAGTAGATGAATAATCATTCCATGAGTTATATTCAAATTCAAACAATTCAAAACCTGGTGATGGGTTTACTGTTGTAGTTCCTGAATTATATAAATAATCTTTTCTATTTAATACATTTCTTACATAAAGAGGATTCTCATTATTAAATCGTTGGCGAAAATATGCTGCTGCAATTTTAGTATTAAATCTTCCTAATTTTTGTGCAACAGGTTTTTCTAAACCTTGATTTCTTGCCATTTGTTGTAGATAAGCAAATTGATTATTTGTAACAATAGAACCTTTATTTAATACAACAGCTTCTCCATTACTTAATACATAAGTAAAATCTGATGTTAATTCTTTTATATCTTGATTAAATATTGAATTTTTATTTTTTATTTTTAATACTTTTTTAAATACATCTTTGTTGTTCATGTATTCTGGCAAAATTAATATAGGCATTAAATCACCACCACCTATACCAGTACCTATATGTCTAGTTTTAACTACACTATTTTTTGGTAATATCATAGCACCAAGTCCTTGATATAAATTTACCAACTGTGGCATACCTGGACTTACGCTAGATTCAAATCCTATATTTTGTGTTTTAAAATGTTGTATTGCTTTTTTTGTAAAATCCATAAAATCTTGTAAAGTTTTATTTTTTATTAAATTATGTGCAGGATTTGCACTTCCACTTAATTCTGGTTCATTATATAAATTAGCAAAACCATCTGCACTTGCTGCTTGAACAAAGTTCCAATCTATGTGCATTAAATTTTCATCTGATATACCCAGTTTTTCTGAAATAAGTGCTAATTCATCAGCTTCAATATTAGGTAATCTATCCCATTGGTCCTCTGTTAAATTTAACATATTGCCAAAAAAATATTTTAAAGAACGATTGTCTAGAGCAGAATTGACACCATCTGATATGTCTATATCTCCTACAACTTTTCCTCCTGGTAAACCACCTAATTCTTTTTTAAGACTATTTAATATTTTTACTACATCTGAATCTAAATCTTCTAAAAATTCTTCTGATATATTTAATTTAAATGTAAATGCAGGAACTAATTTAGAAAGGATTTGACTACCACTACTATAATTATCAAGTAACAAAGTTCTAAGTAAATCGTTTGGATTGTCTAATAATTCATAAATAGAATCAATATTATAATAATCAAATATAGTAACACCTCCTTCACCAAAACCAAGGTGTGTTAATTCACTATCTAAACTCCATATATTATTTTTATGACCCCATATTAAAGCATCATATAATTCTGGAAATTCTACTTTTAATGAAGAAAAATTAAAACTACTTGTTCTTTTTTCATGCAAATCAACACTTGTCATTTTTCCAATTACCCTGTTTAAAACTGCACTATGCAAATCACCACCATAATCATCCAGTTCAATATCTAAAGTTGCTTCAAATAAATCTCTTATTTTGTGAGCTAAAGTATTGTTTGAATTATTGTCATCAATTATAAAACTATCTGTTGTTGTCAATATAGATTTGTATTCAGGTAAACCTATTATTTCACTTAATAATCTAGCATTATAATTTTCACTACCAATACCTAAATCATCTAATTTAGCTATTTTTTTATTTTTATATTCTGTTAAATACTCATTTAATGTAATAGCGTATTGTGTAAAGAACTCTCTTAAATATCTAGTATATTCTAATTCTTTATTAGCTATTGCTCTTTCTCTTGACATTACATACCACTAAGCAAATCCATGGCTTCTTCTATATCACCCATATCTGCATCTTCATCAACAAATATTGTCCATGGTTTTTTATTTTCTCTGCCATATTGGTATAACTTTTTTGCATCTCCTTTAATGTAAAGTTCAACTTCTGTCTTATCAGCTACAGATGTAAAATAATGCTCTTCCATTAGAAAAACCTCCTTCTTTCTGGTTTTACTTGTGTTCTCTGTACTTTAGGATTTATTCTACGCATATCTGCCATCAAGTCAATAAACTGCTGCCCTTTTTGTAATGGGTTTATTTCTGGTTTTAATGCTTGTTCTTGTTGACTTATAGAAAATTTATCTGGTCTTTTGTAATTATTATAGTTAACTGACATAGGATATTTATTTCTTAATTCTTCAGTTTCTTCTTTAAATTTATTTTTTTCTGCTACTTCTTTTCTAGGAAATCTACTGTTAGGTTCTGTTAATTCATCACCATAAAACCCTTTATCTACAATGCTTAAATCTTCTGCTTGTGTTTGTCCTGATTCTAATACAGATTGATATGGTGCAACATCACTAAGATACCATTCATAAAATTCATCTACAGATTTAAAACCTGTTTGTATGTAATCATCTATAGCACCTGTTTGTATTTCTGATGCGTGTACCATTCCATCTTGTAAATCTAATCCTCTTTCTACATCCTGTCTTGTTAATGGATTACCAGGGATATATACAACTTGATTTAATTGGTCTAAGTATTGTAAGTATTTTCCTGCAAATTCTTTACCATCTTTTTGTATGTTAAATCCATCAACCTCTTTATCGTATTCAACAAATTGTTTAATATCTTTAACATATCTAGCTACTACCATATAGTCATTGAAATCTAAAACTTCTTCTGCACTATAACCTTCTGGTATTTGGTCATTTAATTCTTTACCAGTACGAACAACTAATTTACCACTAGACATAAAAGCATATTGCTTATCATCTTCAAAGTAATTCCCATTTGCCATATCAACAAGGTCATTACGCATTTCTTCTATTGTTTTAGCTTTGTACCATTCAAATGGTCCATAATCTACATTATTTTCTTCCATTACGCATTTCCTGTCATAAATTGTCTAGCTGATAAAAACCTAGATTGAAATCTTGCACTTTGTTCTCTAAGTGCTTTTACATTATTTACTGCACCTATTCTATCTGCAAGTCCTGTTTCTAATATTTTATTAAATTCTAATTCAGAGTTATAAGTTTCTAACTTAGGCATATTATATCTTGCTCTAACTTCTTCTTCTGTTGGTGCAATATACTCTGTACCTGCAACAACTCTAATTCTTCCTTCTTCTTTAGCTTGTTTATATTCTTCATATTGTTTTACTGCTTTAGAATATAATGCTTTATCTTCATAATCTTGTATTTGTGGTTCTTGTGTAACCAACGCTTGTGTTTCTAATAATCTTGAACCTGATAAAAATGTTTCTATCTGATTACTTATTTCTAATTGTCTATCTGCTTCTTTCTGTCTTGTTTCAAGTAAATAGTTACCAAATCGTACAGCATCTGATGATGTCATATTTAAACCTAAAGCATTAAAATATTTTTGTAATTCTGCTTCCATTTCTAGTGGACTTGGATTAACTAAGTTGTATCTTCTATCATTCCAGTAATCTGAACCTGCACCCATAACTCCATCAACAGCATTGATTTCTAATGTCTGGTCTATAATTCCTTTTACTACATTTGATTTACTAGGACCAAAACCTAAATTGTTCCAGTCTGATACTTCTGAATTATAATTTGCAACTACATTGTTATATTGGTCAGGATTTAAAGCATTTAATAATATGCTATTATTTCCTTCTTCCATCAACATAGCTATAAATTTTAATTCAGGATTACCATCACTAATAAAACCTGTTCTTTTTATTAATGGTTCAAATGTTGCTCTATCATAAAATATCATTAAATCTTGTAACTCTTTTATTTGATTAGCATCTAGCGAGTATAGTAACTCTTCTGCATCTCCTAATTTGAATACTGCTTTTACATTATTACCATTTGCATCTTTAACTGCTTCTCTTCCTTCATCATTTAAATTAACAAATGAACCATCTTCAGTAGCAATATATCCTGCAGTATTTCCATAGTAATATGGTATAACTTGTCCTGTAGTTGGGTCTGATTCTGTTACTGGTACGAAATCACCAAGAGATAAACCTGATACTTCTGAATCACCTATGATTACACTTATTGCAGATTTAATATTATCTGGTACTGCAAATTGTGAATTTACAAATTGTAACGCAGAGAAATCATAATTTTCAATTTCATTAATATCTTCAGTACCTTGTGCAACAGTTAATGCAAGTCCAACTCCTTGATTTAAATTATGAATAATACCTTTTAAGTCATTTATATCATTTAACTGACCTTGATATTGTCTATTGCTTTTAACAAAAGGTAAATCTGGAAAGTCTAATAAACTTTGTTCTAAAGAAAAATCTCCATAAACTCCAAAATCTGTTCCTTTGTTTGCTAAGTCAACGATTGACAATGGAGTAGCTACGCCTTCTCCAATATATTCACCTACAATCACTACATTAATAATATCTTCTATAATGTCGTTTTTAGTTTTACCAACTAATTCATCTGGATTGTTTTCATACCATGACAATAGTTCTGCCCAGGTAATGTATCTATCTCCTCTTTCTTGACTTTCTATATAAACTGACATTAATTAATCTCCATACATATCGTTATTGACTTCTCTATAAAATGTACCATAATACATACTACTCCAATTATATTCAGGATAAGGATATTTCCTCATTAATTCTATGGCTTTAGCGTGTAATTTTGCTCTAATTTCATATCCAAAATCTCTTTCACTTATTAAAAAGTTTCCTGTTAGTGTTTCATTATCTTCAACAGTAATACCATTATATGTACCACCTACTTGTTGTAATCTAATATATCTATCTCTTTCTTTTAGATATTCTTGTAATGGTATATTAGTTGGACTTTGACTAAAAAATTCATCATCATTCCATTGTTTAGCTTCTATAATTCTTTGTTTCCAATCTGCTGAATTAATACTTTCACCTAAAGAACCAAATGCTAATACACCATACTCTTCTTCTTTTCTCTGCCTAAATTTAGATAGCTCTGCTTCTTTATCAGTAGGTGATAAATTAGGATTATTATTAATTCTTTCTTTTTCTTGATTAATTTCTAATTGCAGAAGTGTTTGATTTAACAAATCACCATATACTCTTGGTTCTAATTTTTCATTAGCATTTAAATAACCTTCATAAGAAAATTCATTATCGTAACTATCTGGATAATGATAAATACCAGTTAAAGGAAACTCATCTAGTTTTTTACTGTTATTAACTTCTGACCAAAATTTATAAGCATCTTTAGTAACTGGTCTATTACCAACTCTTGCTGTCTGTCTTTGTTTAAGTGGAACTGGGTTAATACCAAATTTTTCTATAAATTTTTCTGTTGTTACATAATAGTCATAATCATTTTCTACTAACATATCGCTATATGTTTTAGTTAATGCTTGTATTTTCCACCATCTACCATCTTTATCTTGTAGTTCATATCTTGGTTGTATGCCAGTAGGTAAACTAAACTTTGCACCACCTCTAAAAAACCAATGATTTGATGCAGCTTGTTCTGCTTGTTTCCATGCAGCTTCTTGTGATGCAGCATCATCAGGTGTCCATTCACCTGCGTAATATAACATTGTATAAATATCCATTACTGTACTGTTATATGCTTGTGCATATTCAGGGTCATCTAAAACATCTCTTGCAATATCAGAACCTTTTATTAAATCTCTAGCCCAACCTACTTGGTCAAGTATTCCAAATCTAGCTTTTCTATCTCCAAATGAACCTAATAAAAATTCTTCTACAAATTCTGGTGGATTAACTCCATAACGCCTTGTAAACAATCTATAAGGAACTGTTACCCACCATCCAAATCCAGGAGAAAATCCATTAGCAGAAACTAAGTTAAGACCTGACACAAAACCTTCTGGTCGCACTCTTACACCTTGTTCTTGATAATTATCTCCTAAAAATGCTTGTTGCATAGGTGCAGCATTAATGCCAAGTTTTCTATTTAACAATTTAGGAATACCCATTGTCATTATGTTAAAGACATCTAACCAATGAAACATCAACTCACCAGTTACTGGGTCCTCTTCAAAAAAACCATTTTTACTATCCCATGGTTTTGCATCTTTTCCTGCATCTATTGCAAGACTTGTTCTATAAAATTTTTGTGGATTTTCTTTTATTAAGTTACTCCATGTCTTAGGAACTTCTGCCCATATTTCAGGAAATGGTACATATGTCTTACCTAAATCTGATGCAACATGGCGTGTAGAACTTGCATATAGTAAATCACTTACAAACTCTAACGCTTTTGATTTAAGTCTTAGGTCCATATCTTCTAAAGTCAATATAGATTCTTGTGGGTCTAAAGGTGTTTCACGAACAAGTCTTTGAATATCATCATTTAACTCTGAACCTTTTAACCATTTGTTAGCAAACACACCAAACTCTTGTCTAGCATCTTTACTAAGAAATGCTATTTCTTCTTTAGATAAGTGAAAATATGCCCATTTAAATAATGGTTCTCTGTTTAATGTATCTGATGGTCTTGTAAGTAACATACTGTAAGCATCTCTTAAAAATATATCCATAGCTTCGCCTAAGTTTTGTGCAGATACACCATCTGTCAAATATTCTTTGTTCATATTTCCTGCAAGTTCTTTTGCACCTAAATCTAAATCTATTATGTCTTTTTTAAACGATTGTTTTAGTGATGGCATAAATTGATTTATAAAAGATTTTTTAGCTGTATTTATATTTACTTTTCTTGCATACTCTACAAAATCTTCACCATCTATATATCCACCATTAGCAATAAAATCTAGTATTTGTCTTGAACCTTGTGATAAATCTACTTCATAGTTATGAAATAAAAACTCTCCTTGGTCATTCTTTTTTAGTATGTCAGAATATCTACTCATAATTTCATTACCTGCATCATCAAATATTTTAAGAGTAGGGTTACCTTGTAGCTGACCAATTCTATAAGCTGCAGCTTTTACATACTTTTCTGTGCCACCAGGTTTAAGTAATTCGCTACGCATTTTGTAATCTTCTGACATAGAAATAAGTTTTTGTATATATTCTTTACCTGTTTGAGTATTTTGAATCCAGTTAAGTGTTTCTTCTACACCATCTCTAGCAACACGAATATGTAATTCATCAGTTGCAAAGTTTAATATTCTAGTAGTAAAGAACCTCCACCATTCTGGTCGTATGTTACCATTAGCATCTCTTTTAGTAACTGTGTCATAAAAATCATCTCTAATAGAACTTCTAGTTCTACCTGGTCTTAATCTTTGAATAATTGACTGGTCAGCAGATGCTTTCATAAATTCATCAGTATGTTTAAAGAATTGACCAGTTACTCTAGCAGATGCAAATGTTCCTGGTTTAGAATCTATAATTTGTTTTGCTACAGTAAAGTTTTCTTCGTATAAATATTCCAATACTTTTTTATTGATTACTGTGTATAAATTTACATCAGAAGTTAATGTGTCTTGTATTGTTCTTTGCTTACCACCTATGTCATCTACAAGACTTACTAAATAACCTTCATCCACTTTAATTAATAATTCTTTTAATTCTTTAGGAACAGCATTACCTAAATTATCTATAACATTTTTTGGTATAAATATAGATTTTTGATGACCTTTAATTCCTATTACCATAGCATTTTGTATTTGTCGTATTGTATCAGTAAGTGCTAAATCACCTTCTTTTGTAATTTTAGGAATAGCAACACTAATATCAAAAAACCATTGTTTTGTAGAATTATCCCACCAATAACCAAAAACATGATTTTCTTTTTCTAATAAACTTTTAATTTTAGGGTCAGAAATATAATCTTCTAATATTACTTTTAAAGCACCTTCTCTACTTGTGTTGTTTATTAATGCTTGATTGTTTAAATAATTATCATCAATAATTCTTTGGTATGGTTTGTAAGGAGATACATAAGCAATAACATTATTTTCGTACCTAGCTTTATTTTTATTGTTAAGTGCAACAGAACCACCTTGTGATTCACCACTTGTAATTATTTTTCCTAGTTCATTACCAACTTCATCAACAGTTTTTCTATTTATAACACCATCATCTACAAGTGTTTTAAGTTCTCCAATATCTTCAAACTCCCAGTACTTAGCATCATTACCTTCAAAAACTGCTTTTAAATAACGACTTCCTACTTGTCCTTCTATATTGACACCTAAATTAGTTGTTTTAATTAATTGTTGTATTTCAGGAAATGTAACTTGTCTTAAACCATCAGCAAACTCATCTGAACCTAGTGATGCAATTAAATCAGGTATTTCATCTTTCATAATTCTTGTTGTATATAAAACTTCTTTTTGTGCATTAACAAGACTTATCGTTGGATTGTCTGCTCTACCTAACATTTTTTTCATAAATGGATTTAACAAATGATATTCGTATGGATGATTAATTAAGTTTGGAGTACCTTTAAAAAACATTCTCATATGTTCTTCACCAGGAACACGAATTGCTAATGCTGCTCTAAGCATCCACGCAGGTTTTAATGCTCTTTGTTGTATTATGTCATTATATATAAAACGAAGTCTGCCTTCTGGTGCAATTTGTTCTATTCCTCTAGTACGCCATGATTTTTCAAATCCTCTTCTAGGTATCTTTGCAAATTTTAATATTTCTTGTGCATCTTCCCAAGATGTAGCTTTGCTAAATGCTTCTCTCATTCTGCTGCCTTTAGGACCAACTACTCTTCTAAAAGTAGATGTTGCTCTTAATAAATCTTCATAATCAGGCAATACTGCATAGTGTTCTGCCATTTCTCTTAATGAAAATGCAGTAGGTACTGCTTCATTAATCTCATCAATAATATTTCCTGCTGCATCTGTAAATGTAGATGTATTTACTTTCGTTCCAGGAAACTGCATAGGTATTCCCTTTTCACCATAAAAATACATTCTCTCTCTACTTTCATCTTGAAATACTTTTGTTATATAATCAAACAATTCATCTTCATCAATTAAATCTGGATTTGATTCTTTTATAGATTTAGACATAGTTCTAAATACACTATTTACTACAGAGTTAACTTCATTTTGATTTTTAGCTTTTAATAATTGAAATATAATTTCGTCTCGTTCATTAAAATTAGCACCTGAAATCTTCATTAATCTATCTAAATTATCTGCTGTTTCTGTCATAAGATTTATAGATGCAATTCTTGTAGGTGCTAAACCAAATGCTCTTTTAAGTTTTACTGGTAACACACCAGTTAATTGACCACTTAAACCAACTACACCACCAAATTGATTGTTTGTTTTTTTACCTATTAACGCACCAACTGTTCTTCTTAATGGTGCTATATCTACAGAAGTACCAGTTATGGCTTCTGCTAAATTGTTAGCAAGTACAGATAATGCTTTTGGTTGCATTGGTAATTTATTTAATGGTCTGTTATTAATTAACTCATTCATAAGTTTTGAATTAATATAACCACCAGAATAAGGTGCAAGTAATATACCCTCTAAATCTCCACCACGCATAAGACTTTTAACAATCTCACGCATAACATCTTCATCTTTAATACTTACTAATAATTTTTTAACATATGGGTCTATGTTTCTAAGTTGTGGTATATCGTTTAATCGTGCAATAGAATCATTTTTAGTTAATCCTGTTATAAAATCTTTACCCCATCTTGAATCTAATATTTCATCTGCAGTCTTACCAAACACTTGCCTTCTAGCTTCTTTACCTGCTTTTCCAGGTAAAACAGTTCTAACTGCTCTACCTGCTTTTGTAGTTCTATTTACATATGCTGCTCTTTCAGCATTAGACAATATTGCTCTTGCACCTGTCTTAACACCTGAACCATACATAAATAATAAGTTTGTAGGGTCAGCACCTAATCTAAATACACCATCTACTAATGCTGATGTTAATGAATAACCTACAGAACCTTCTGGTGCAAATGTACCTGCAAGGATTCTACCTGGTGATATGTTTACTTCTCCTGCTACTTTTGTATCGTATTTAAATTGATTTTCATCTTTAGCAAATTGTTGTGTAATATCATCACCATATATTTTTGCTGCTTCTTCTCTTGCTTTTGCAGGTGAATAACCTAAATTAAGTGCTTGTCTATATCCTTCTGTTTGTGTTAAATCTTGACTGTTAGCAAAATAACCAGTACCTAAGTTTCTAATACCATATTTATCTTGTGATTCTTTTGCTCGTGCATATCTTGTTAAACCATATTTTTCTTTAGTTTCGTTATATACATCAGCAAATTCATCACCTAATAAACTTCTTCTAACTGTATCTGCTTGATTTTTTTGAAATGTAAAACCAGACAAACCACTTAATGCAACTCCTTTTAATAAAGAAGTGTCTGTTTCTTGTGCTGCAACAGCACTTGATTTAAATGCTCTTGACACCCATTCAAAACCTTGTGTCATTTTTAAATCTGCCATTTGTGTAAATCTTTTTACTGGATTTACATCTGTAAGAACTTTCTCTCTGTCTTGTTTTTCTTGTGCCATAAATTGTTTAGCAGCAACATCTAACAACATTTCATCATCTGCATCTATACCCATTTGTGGTAAGTATGAAACTAATCGCTTATCTAATATTGGATATGCACGACTTATGTCAGCAGTTCTTTCTGCTAATTCAGGAGTTATTTGTTTTTGAAACAACTCTACTTCTTTTCTATTAGCAGTAGATTGTTTAGAGTAATACTCCTCTAATTCAGGTGGAATAAAGAAATATGGCTTAACCATTTACGAATCCAATAATTGGTCAAATATAGGGTCTGGAAATACATTTCTTGCTGCCATTAAAAAATTATCTACTGTATTTGTAACAATAGGTTCTGGACCATTATTACCTGGACCAAAAGGAATACCAGATGTTATTGGTTCAGAAGGTCTTTGTGTTGGTGCAGACAAAGATATAGGTTGTGGTCTAGGTCCTGGTATAGGACTTGGTCTGCCAGTATCTACAGGTTCAGTTCCTTTAACTGCAGATATTTGATTTTCTATTGCTGTTGTCTGTCCTGTTGGGTCGCCTTCTTTTCTAGGTGGTGCAACAATATCTTGATATGCACCTCCACCTGTCATGTCAGTTGCTTCTGTTAATGATTTACTTTTTCTTACCATAATTTATCTCCTAAATCTGGATTGTATTCATATTCAAATGTCAGATTGATAAAAAAATGTGGATGAGGTGTAGGAAAACTAATAAACTGTTTCATTATTGTACTGTTATTAGATTCCTCTCCTAAATACACATCATCTGACCAATCTTCTTGATTAATAATATCAAAAAATTTTTGTAAGGTATTATCTTCATCCACCAGGAACTCCTTGTGGTTGTGGTGGTCCACCTAATGCACCTAATACTTGTGCAATATCAGCAGGAACACCTCCAGGTCCTGGAGGAATTTGAGGTCCACCTTGACCCATTAATGCCATTTCTTCTGGAGATGGTTCTTCTCCTTCTGCTGAATAAAACTTATCTAGTATTTCTGACATTTGATGTGGATTTTTTCTAATTTCAATAGCTGCCATAGTAGCTTTTGGATTACCTTGTGCAGCTTGTGCCATTAACGATTCAAACAAAACTGTTTCTGCTCTTTCTGCAGATATACGCTGTTGTATTTTAGTAATGTTATCTAATCCATCCATATTCTCTTGTAAAGTTTGTGTATCTATAATTCCTTGTTGCTTTAATTGCAAACCTGTAATAATTTTTTGTGGTTCATCAAATCCTGCCATAACACCATAAACTCTTCTAGTTTCATAAACTTCTGATATATCAGATTCTGGTGTGTAGCTTTCTTTAAAAGAAGTTCCTTTGTGCCTACCTGCAATAGGTTTACGAACATTACCAAACATTAATTCATCATATTCAAGTCGTTTAGCATCCATCTCTTGTAATGCTTCTTTTAATATTGTTTGATATTCTCTGACATGTAATGATGCAGACTGTCCTAATTCCTCTAGTCCTCTACCAGTAACAAATGCGTTAGGAGATTGTCCATCATCAGATACAGGATAAGCTGCACCAAGTCGCAAGTGTCGTTCAAGTCTATCTACTTGTTGAAATAATTGGTATGGTAGA